CGGACGTATTCCACCAGAATGTCAGGATAAGTAAACGCTTGACATTAAGAATGTGTTAAGTTATACTAAATAAAATTGCGAAGGACTCGAAAGATCGTAACCCTGCGTAGATTAAAAAGACTTCCATGTCGGGAGGTCTAACATCCGCAGGATTTTTTCTTGCGAGACACTAAAAACAAAAATGATTAAATCACTCTTAGCAGTAGCAGCAGTCTCTGCATTCTCAGCACCTGTATTAGCAGGCCCTTACGTCGGTATCGACACAAAATCAAAGTGGAAAGGTTCTGATTACGATTCTACAGAATTTGAAGCAAGTATCGGTTACTCAGGTAAAGTTGGTACTACTAAGTATTTTGTTGAAGGTGGCCCTGTCACAACAGTAGAAGATGGTAAAGAGGCAGACACAGAATGGTTTGTTGCTTCTGGTGTAGGTTTCCCTATCACAGATTCAGTTGGTGCTAAAGCATCCATCAAGTATGAAACAAATGAAGGTGGAGACAACAAGTACGAATTCAAAACTGGATTAAAGTACAAGTTCTAAGTTTCAGTAACAACTTTATACGAGACTCCTTCGGGAGTCTTTTTTTATGTTTACGAATGTAAATAAAAAGGTTAAGTGTAGTTTATGATACAGTTAAGGCGTTCTATATAAGGAGGTTTATCTAGAAAAACTAATGAAAGCATTTGCAGTTGCCCTGCTCGGTCTATTCGCACTGACCCCTGTAGCAGAAGCAAGAACAAGATTGAGTGGTGCTGGTGCATCATTCCCATCTAAAATCTATACTCGTTGGTTCTCAGACGTAGCTAAGTCTGGTGGAGCAAGAGTAAACTATCAGGCAGTTGGTTCTGGTAGTGGAAGAAAAGCATTTATTGACGAGACAGTAAACTTTGGTGCATCTGATGATCCTATGAAGGATGCAGATATTGCTAAAGTAAAACGTGGTCTAGTTCAGATACCGATGACAGGTGGAACAATCGCATTTGGATATAACAATCCTGGCTGTGACCTTAAGTTAACTCAACAACAGGCAGTTGAAGTTGCTATGGGTATTATTGATAACTGGAAAGAACTTGGATGTGATGACCAGAAACTAACTTGGGCACATCGTTCAGATGGTTCTGGAACAACTAAGGCATTCACAAACTCAATGCAAGCATTCTCTCCTACATGGACATTAGGAACTGGTAAGTCAGTTGCTTGGCCAAAAGGAGTTGGTGGTAAGGGTAATGCTGGTGTTGCTGGTGTTATTAAGAATACGCCAGGCGCTATCGGTTATGTGAATCAATCTTATATTGATGATGTTGTAAGACCAGCAGCATTACAAAACTTAAACGGTGACTTTGTAAAACCATCTGTTGAAGCAGGAGCAAAGGCACTCAATGGTATTGAGTTAGATGAGAATCTTGCAGGGACAAATCCAAATCCAACAGCAGAAGGAGCATATCCGATTGCTACATTGACATGGATACTTGCATATGAAACTGGTAATGGTAGAAACACTGAAGCAATCAAGACAACTCTATCAACTCTTTTGAGTGATGAGTATCAGGACAAAGCACCTAAACTAGGATTCGTTCCTTTGAAAGGTGACATTCTTGATAAAGCAAGAGCAGCTGTTGACAAGATAGGAAAGTAGTGTTATAGTTACAGAGTAAGGACGCTTACGTTGGGTGTGACTGAATAAACTTACTGGCATATAGCTGGTTAAGGTGATGAGACACAGGTGGTGCTGCTGTCCGCAGGGGCAGAACCGATGACCAATCGGGTCTCAGGCAGAGGAGTAATTCTAAACTGTAGAAATGCCCTCCTCTTGTTGGTATACAGGAATCCAACCACCCTCTTTTATTATACCTATATAATGATAAATCGAAGAGACCGCAGAGGTCTCTTTTTCTTTGGAGAATTCATGAATTTGTATGTAAATTTAACTCCTCCGTATTCAAAACGGAGTGACACTGTAACAGTAGACGTGCCGACAGAGGCAACTGATGTCTTTATGCAGTATGTCCACATCCTTGCAGACGAAAAAAATGTATCTGCAAGAAAAGCATTTAAAGATTTGGTGGCAACCACATTTGATAACCTAATGGAGACTGACTATGGCCATAAAAATAGCAAGAATGCAAAGCGGGGAAGACGTAATCGCTGATATCAAAGAGATTCGTGAGAGTCCTGAGTCGACTAAGGCACTAGCATATGAGTTTGGTGAAGCATTTACCATTCAAATCATGCAGAATCCTGAGGACTACTTCCAAGAAGAAGGTAAAGACCCTATTGAATCTCTACAAGATATGCAAATACAATTCTTTCCGTGGTCTCCCTTGACTAAAGGAAGAAATCTTGTTACACTATTATCTGTGGTAGCAATTTCTGACCCACATGAGAGAGTGATGCAAGGATACCAAGAAGTCCTTGAGAAATTTAAGAAACTAAAAACAGACGATGCTAAAATTGATTATTCTCAAACACCACCCGCAGACCTACTTGTTGGGGAAAGTGCAGGAGATGGATGAGGAGCCTAGCATCTTGCTAGAAGATTGTTTCCAAGTCGATAGAGACTCTGAGTTACTCCCATATCCTCTCCATACTGACCAGAGGTATGTGTTTCTAAACACTACTGATGTCATGTCTATTCTAGACCCTACACAGGTGATAGTAAAAAAATATAAGAAACTTGTGAATGAGTAAGTTTTATACTAACCTAGTTTTACTTGGTGATGATATCCTTTATCGTGGATACGAGCATGGTCAACGTGTCCAGTATCGTGAGAGGTCATCACCTGTTTTGTTTTTTGTGCCTAAAGCACAAACTAAACCTACAAAGTTTAAAACTCTAGATGGACGTCGTGCCTACAAGAAACAGTTTAGTGGTGCACGTGAGGCAAGAGAGGTCTTAAAACAATACGAAGATACTGATGGACTAGAAGTGCATGGGTATGAGCGTTTTGTTTATCAACATATCAATCAACAGTTTCCTGCTGATATTGATTACGACATGTCTATGATGAAAATCTATACGATTGACATCGAGGTTGCATGTGAAAATGGTTTCCCTGATGTGCAAGCATCTGCTGAGGAAATGTTATGCCTTACAATTAAAGACTTCAATACTAAGAAGATTATTACTTGGGGCACAAGAGAGTTTACTCCTCCCGAAGGTGTAGAGTATAGGGTATTTGGACAGAGCAGA